AACCTTGAACTTGCAGGTACAGCAACTCTTTCTTCAACTGCAAACATCGCAGGTGCATCTAACGTTAATAGCACCCTAGATGTTACTGGGGCAACAACTGTAGGATCTATCACTTCCCATGGCCTCGCGGACCTTGATGGCAACCTTGAACTTGCAGGTACAGCAACTCTTTCTTCAACTGCAAACATCGCAGGTGCATCTAACGTTAATAGCACCCTAGATGTTACTGGGGCAACAACTGTAGGATCTCTCACTTCCCATGGCCTCGCTGACCTTGATGGCAACCTTGAACTTGCAGGTACGGCAATTCTTTCCTCAACTGCAAATATTGCAGGTGCATCTAACGTTAATAGCACCCTAGATGTTACTGGGGCAACAACTGTGGGCTCTCTCACTTCTCTTGGAGCGGCAACTCTTTCCTCAACTGCAAACATTGCAGGTGCATCTAACGTTAACAGCACCCTACATGTTACTAACGCAGCCACTCTAGGCTCTATCGTTGTACACAACACAGCAGCTCTTCAGGGTGTAGTAACTCTTTCATCTGCAGGTAATGCACTTGTTGTTAATAACAATGCTTTAATTGAGGGTGACATTCAGGTGGATGGTAATCTTGTGGTGAGAGGTGATCTTACTGTGGTTGCTACACAGAATTTAACAATTGATGACCCGATTACTCTACTCGGTAACACTGTTAGTGACCTAACCACAGATATTGGTCACATCTACAAGAGACCAAGTGGCAATTCAAACGTTGCAACATATTGGGATGGCGGTGAGAGCAAGTATAGAATTTGCTTAACAGATTCCAAGGGTGATGATACAGCAATCGCATCTACTGGATCAATCAATGTTGAGATTGTTGGTAACATGAATGTAAATACCAATGTTGAGTGCTCTAACATTATCACTCAAAACATATCCTTAGGTGGTTCTTCAATTTCTATACAGGGTAACTCTATTGTATTTGGTTAAACATTTTACAAAATACATTCACAAAAAAAGCACAAACTTATTTTGTTTTTTAATATTAATAGGATATGTCAAATCCAAGTATAACAGCAGACTCTTATTCCAATATAAATATAAATAATGCAAATCTAATAGTTTCCGGAATAATATCAGGATCTATTTATCAAGGAGATGGGGGTCTTTTATCAAACATAACAAGTGGTGGAGGTTCATCTCCAAATGATACATTGTCAAATGTTGTAAACAGGGGTAATGTAACTTCAAATACTATTATCCTCAATGGTGGTTTTGTCACAGGTAACAGTGCAACAAGTGTTACAGCAACATCAAATACCATCACTCTTGACATGGAAGGAAAATCGTACAAGACATTTACATGTTCAACATCAAATTCTATAGAAACAGTTACAATTTCTAATGACATCTTGGGATCACAGGGGATGGTGTTCCTTACAGCAACCGGTGACATAAATATTTTTGGAACATCTTCAAACCTGGGCGGAACAAATGTAAATGTATCATACGATGATATTTCTGTCTCCAGTGGTGAAAAGGCTCTAATCGGTTTCATGAGTGATGGAACACAGAGATATATAAATGCAGCCAAATACCCGAGTGCTGGTGGGGGTGGGGGTCTTTCCAACTTGGAAACAATCACAACAAATGGAAATGTGGCGACAACAACAGTTCAACTTACAAATTCTGATGTAGGTCTAGTCGCAACTGGTAACGTCCAAGCAAATTATTTCATAGGTGACGGGTCACAATTGACCAACATATCAGGAGGTGGTGGAGGAGGAACACAGGCCTATTATGATGTCTACGACTCGTCGGGTGGTCAAACAGCGCCAACTAGCGGTGCTGTGTTAGCTTTAGACACAATAAGAAGCACCTCGGGAAACTTCACACTAATATCCAACGAAGTCCGTTTTAATAAAGCGGGAACCTACAAAATAGATTTCAGATGCACTACAACAGTGACAACGGCAACTAGAAGTGACAGTTATGCCCAGTTGTATAAAAATAGCACACTGGTCGCCGGTTCTAGGGTATACATGTATAATAGACAGTCTAGTGCAGGTGAAAATACCGGTGCAGCCGCTGCAATCCTAACTATGGCACAAAGTGATACAATTTCTATAAAGGTCTTTGAAGAAAGTGGTGCTACTATCAAAACCGTAGCAAATGGTAGTGGCGTTGTAATCACAGAACTTTTAAGTTAGATATATTAATAAGAATGGTTTTCGCAACAAACTTTTTTATGAACATGGTCAAGACAATTGAACAAACATCTTCAACACCCGGGGCTAAAAAGATTTTTGATTTATCAAATGTAAGCTACACAAGCGGTGGTTCTGACTATTTCCAATTGGACACGAATAATTTTACTGTAGTAAGATCCATTTCTATGAAGGACGATGGTAGTTCAATATACCCCATCCAACAAAGTGGTTACATAGAGAGATTGGATATGTCTACTCCATATGATATATCAACAGCCAGTGCAACAGGTGATAGTGTCACAATCACACCATCAAGTGCCTTTGGGGATGCTTCAGTTGACGCGAATGGTGAAAATTGGTATTTCGCAGAAAATAGTAGTAATCCATATGACCAATCAAACTATTGGACTACAAGCACTGGATGGGATTTGTCTGGGTTAACCAAGAATGCTTCAATCTATCAAACCGATAGTGGATCACCAGCAGGTATTCATCAAGCCGGGACAAAACTTTTTATATCAAATAGTTTGAAAATAGAACAAATTGATATCTCAAGTGGTTGGGGTAGTCTGGCAGATGAAGGAACGGTTGATATATCAACCCACTCAAATTTGGTTGGAAATATAAATATTACAAATAATAGCGGTATCAGTATACCAGGTTTTTTCATGAATAGTGATGGGACTAAATTAATCACACTAATGACAAGAAATTCAGGGGCTACTTGTAACTTAGTTCAATTCACTTTATCCACACCATATGATATTTTGGGTTCAAGTTCTATAACAGTTGAAAATGAATTTGATGTGGCTGCGGCAATTCCAGTCACCGATAGAAGTTCATCAACTCAAGGATTTCAAGCGATCGTTATAGATAGAACCACTGAATCACATATTTATTTATCGGATGTTTTATCAGACCGTATATTCCACCTTAAAATGGATTAAACAAATACAAATATTGAAAATATTTCAAGTTTTACAATTAAACTCACCTTTTCATCAATTGTTAATGTTTCCCATTTACATTTTTCATCTGTCATGAGAAAATAAAACTGATCATAAAGTAATTTATTTCGTTCATGAATCATAGTTTTATTTTCTATGTAAAAATAGACTCTTGCAGCAGCAACAGAGGCGGGTACTGAGACCCTTCTACCAAGAATTGATAAATGTTCTATGATACCATTATCTATATTTTCAATATATTCACATAGTTTTTCAATATATTCAACTACTTCTGGAGCCACTGTCATTCTTTTCAATTTTACGCATCACATGTTTAATATCTTTTTCAATTCCACACACTTTTCCGTGGATGTCAAAAAGAATATCACCATGGGAACGACTCTCTGCTTCAACGGTGACTAGTCGGCTCATGAAGTCTCCCATTTGGTATGTTATCGTCCCAGCTGCTAGACTCAGTGTTGTCAGGGTTGCTAGAGATTGTAGATTCATCTTCGGTACCGACATCGGTTATTATACCTTCATATTTTTTTACCCTGGTATCTGTGAGACATAGATGACTCTTCATCTTTTTATCAAAAGTGAATAGTTTTGCCTGACAATTATGAATTTTTTCTTGTGCCTTGACAATGTTTTCTAATTTTTCTTTATAGTTTTTGATTTTAAGATATGATGTAGATATAGCAAGTCCGGTACTTATTGTGATTGACACTATACTAAAAGCTCTTGCTTGATCAAGTGACAGTGATAATGCTTCTATGAATGTAAGTCCTGAAGACATAATAACATTTAATAGAGTTATATTATCATAATTTTTTTTGTATTTTGTGTAGTAAAAATTTAATTTACCTAAATATTCTGACAATATAAGTTGAATACTATCATTCTTTTGAATAATATATTCATAAAAATTATTCTTTTTTTCAGGTGGAATACTTTTTCCGTTATTACTAACAAATGTATGTGTGTCTTGTTCAGATGTATATTCTGAAATAAGTTTTTTGTATTTCATAAGAGCTCTCATGTCCATTACGACAGGATTTGACATTACAACTTCGTTAAAGAATTTTACAACATCTAAAAATTCTTTTCTGAAGGCTTCCTCTGTTTTTGATAACATTGGTGTTGTTATGTACGTGGAAAAAAAAGATTTTTAAATAACAACATGTCTCTAGATAGTTTACCAAAGAAAATACAATATATTATAATTGATTCAAATTATATTACACAGGGAACAAAAAATGATTTTTCAATAAACTTTGGGTATGATTCAAACACTTTTGTCCAGGAAATGAAAGATGTTGTGGGAATACATCTCGTTGACTTTTATGTAACACAAATAGGAGTAAATGATAATGGTTCAACAAATGCCGCAAAGTATATTGACATATATTGTCCTGAAATACCTGTACCAGCACAGCTTTTGAGTGAACAGAGTGGTCATATATTTGCCAGAGTTCCCCTTGAAAGAAATTTTGGTGGTTCAGATAGTGTTATTGTATATGATAAACAAGGAAGACTACATCCTAGAAATAAAAACTTATTCAACCCCATATCAATAAAGAATCTTTCTTTCAAGTTGTATGAATACCAGGGTGATGGTGATTACGAACTTCTCAAGACTACAACAGATTTCTATATGATACTAGAAATAACAACAATAGACCATAAAGAAAAACACAAAAATGATAGACTTGAAGACACTTTAGATAAATTAAATAACATTTTGGAAAAACTTGTACCACCCGAAACTTCAAATCAAGAATCACAAATGAATAATGATGAAATAATTCCAAAATATTATATTTGGGTTATAGTCGGTATTATGTGTCTATGTGTTTTATTTTTACTCTTCCGTAGTAACGGGAGAGGCGACACCTGATGTACCTTTTGGTCCTCTTTGACCACGAGGCCCTTCTGGACCGGGGGGACCGGGGGGACCACGAGGCCCTTCTGGACCGGGGGGACCGGGGGGACCGGGGGGACCCTGTGAAACACTCTGGTTTTCAAGTAGATGTATAAGATCTTTAATAATTTCAAAAAGTTCATCCCTCTTAATATTTTTGGGGTTAACAGTTGAAATCTTTTCTTTGATTGAATCCATTATATAATATAATACCCAGATTTTTTTAATTAAAAAAAACACGACATGATAATAAAATGATAATAGTAGGTGGGAACAAGATTTCTGGTATAGGGCAAGTCTGTGAAAAATACACAAATGTTTTTGGTACAGGACCTACAAAGGATTTGTACGAAAAATTCCCTGAAGATGAGACTATCATGATATTTGCTTTACCTATTCCACATTATATTAATAGGATAAAAGAACTTTTAAAGACAAATCCAGTAATGTGCATGACTGTATGTGAGACGGATCCTGTGAATCCAGTTTACGGAGAACTATTTAAACTCATGAACAGATTCTTCGTACCAAGTGAGTTTTGTAAAGAAGTATTTTCTAAACAATTTCCTGACAACAATTTTATAGTTCTTCCTCATCCAACTAGTCCTGTTATTAACAAAAATATAAAGTTTGAAATTTCAAAAAACAATCCATATATATTTTATCATATTGGCAATGTTCTTGATCCCAGAAAACAAGTACACAAAATAGTGGAAGCATTTATGAGATTACGGTTGGACAATTGTATTCTTATTATTAAAGCAACATCTGTAAAATCTGTTGACTGGAATTTTCCAAACATTTTTGTTATAAATGGCTTAATGTCAGACGAACAAATTGAGCAGCTGCACAACACAGGTCACTGTTATGTATCATTTTCAAATTCAGAAGGTGTTGGGATGGGTGCAGTTGAAGCAGCTGTGAGAAACAAACCTGTTATAATAAGTGAATTTGGGGGAGCTAAAGATTATATAAATAGTCCATACACAATAAAGTGTGAACCAAAAAAAGTTGGTTTCAATGAGTTTTTATTTACATCTGATTTAACGTGGGGAAAGCCTAGTTTTCAGCAATTGTGTGAATTTATGTTGGATGCATATAAGAAGAAACTTAGTTATATGGATCATTCTCATACTAGGGAATATACAAGTCCTCAAAAAATCTTATCCATATTGGGAGATATCTGATGTTTCTTACAGAATTCCCCACACACTGCCTTGTTACCACACCTCTTCCCATTCATAGTAGTTGCTTTGCAAATTGCAACCCTTGTTTCAACTTTCATCTTTGGGATATCTTGGAGGGATATAATCTTGAGTCCCCTTTCCCTCTTGTTCTTCAAAATCTTCTCTTGGGAAACCTTGGCCTTATGAAGAGATCTTGCCATCGTCATGATCTTTTCATTAGGGGTGGTCATCTTATGTTCGCTGAGGAGTTGGGCTACGAGAGTATCCATCTTTTCTCATACAGCGTCTGTAATCCTTATGTGTGGAAACATCCCGACGAAGTTCCTGACAATCTTGTACATCCAAAGATGAAAGACTGTACCCAAAGATGTCAGTACTATAGGGAGAGTTGAACTTGTCTGAATCATAAACCAAACACCAACTGCACTGGCAACTACTAGTATCAGCTGGTACACACTGTATACATGAAGGTACGTGTGATTGAAATATACTACACCATAGTATCCAAACATGTTGAACAAACCTGCCACAAAGAAAAAAGGGTTTAGAAACACAACAAAGTTCAAGATTGCCACAAAGAAATCCATTATACACACAAACTTGATTACATGTGCGTAATTTTGCAATTTAACTGCATTCTGTAGGTCTTCTTCGTTTAGTCTGATTACAGCAGAACCAAAGTAAACCCTAACAGGTTGATGGTCTGTCAAGGGTTGTTCAATGTTTTCCCTAGTCTTGTCCCATGTTTTGTAAGGATTGTGTTCACTCATACCAACCATGATGTCATTATTAGGCTGTTTTATGACAACTGTAGCCATTTATAATACATGTGAGTAGATTTTTAAACTGCAATACTTGATAGGTACAAATTTACATCTCCAGCAAAATCCGGAGACTTCTCTAGAACTTTCTTATTTACTGAGTCTTGAAGATTCAATATATGCCCCTCAAAATTTTTAAAATCCACCCCTGTAGCTCTGTGAATCTGATGGGGTGTTGCAATATCCTTGAGAGCCGATAAATATCCAGTTGCATAATTTGCATGCATCACAGATAGATAAGGAGATGTATCCTGCTGAGCTGTGGTTGCCCAACGTGCACAATTTTTAACGAGAACCTTTATATTATCTGTGGGATCGGGTTTTCTTATAAAGACATAATAAACAAATATAAGACCTAAAAGGGCGTAAAGATACCACCACATTATATTGTAATAAGAAAATGTTTCTTTTAGAAACAAAATATTGCAATAGCAATATTCAAGATTTTTCAACTCTTTTCATCTCCACTCGGGAGGCTCTGCTTCAAAGAGTAACTGAAGATGATGTTATTATATATGAAATATTGGTTCCATTACTTGGAAATGGTATGTTTCTAAGTACTTCTATGGATACAGACATATCTTTGAAAATTGATGAACAGGTTGTAAAACTTTTCAGAGAATATGAACTTGTTGTTATAACAACAACATACATTCAAGGTTTATCGCATGGGTTGTGTGAACAGTATGACTGGACTGAATCACATACACTTTCATGGAGTACATATTTTCCCAAAATGGCCTGTATCATGAAGATTCCTGATCTGAATTTTGATGTAGAAGATGAACCTTTAGAGATTGAGATAGCAGACAATAAATTCTCGGTATCATTTGATAAAATAAAATACAGTTATCCATTGCTAAAAAGTATCTCAGATGTGGGAGGTTGGGTTATGGGCGACAAACTTAAAAAAGTTTTCAAAGAATACAAGAATAATATTGCAATAATATATTTTGACAATGAATATCCTTTTTGCTTAGAGTTTACAGGCTCTAAAAAAGTGTATATAGCACCATGTCAAAGTTCGGAGTAAAATGGTGGCACAATTGTTACATGTGTAAGTGTCCTCTTGACATCTATGTTGATAACTTTTCTGGAGAACTTGAATTTATATCAAGGATTCAGACATATTATAAATTCAAACCTGTGTTATTTCTATTAAACATATCTCGTATCAAGATTATAAATCTTCATATGAGACATGTATGTACACATTGTTATATGATACAAAAAACAAATTTGCAATGGTTACCGCATATAAGACATAGAGAAATATCTGGAAAGAGGATAATCACTAAGTATGACGAAATAAAACCAATGACTGAAAACGAAATATATGATTGGTTTGGGGGATTTAATAATTTCCAGACTAGAAAAGATGTTGATGATTATACACTAGATGACAATAAACTAATAGGATTACCGGGAGTTATTCTGATGAAGTCATCCCAAAACTTTTGAAAAGTACACCACCTAATATAATAAAAAACAACATCACACCTATTTTAGATAACCAAAAATACAGTCCATTTCTCTTTATAAACTTGTTATCTTCCTTCATGATGTCATTAGCCGTATCTGCCACCGCCCAACTTGACAATAGACATGTTATAAATGCAGCTAACAATATATTCCACTTTAGAACCATTTTTATATATAATATGATAATATTTTTATATCAAAAATAATGTCATAAAACAATTTAAAGACAAAGGTCCCTACCTTTATAAGAATGGAGCAAGTCAAGAAGTTATCTCATGTTGAACATGTGATAAAACGTCCTGATTCCTATGTGGGTCCTACCGATCTTCAACATGAGGAGATGTGGGTTCTGAACCCGGACAAGCACTTCATCAAGCAGACTCTGCAATACTCACCCGCGAGTCTCAAGATTCTTGATGAAGTGCTTGTAAATGCAATTGATAGGAACTCGTTGTTTCCAGATCAAGTAAAGTATATCAAGGTTTTAGTTGATCGCAATGAGGGTCTGATTAGTATTGAAAATAACGGTCCACTGGGTGGTATTTGTGTCAAGGAAAATGAAAATGAAAAAGTTATGAATCCTGAACTGACCTTTGGGCATCTTCTCACGAGCACTAATTACAATGATGAAGAGGAGCGAGTTGTGGGTGGACGCAATGGTTATGGAGCAAAACTCACTAATATTTACTCTTCTAGGTTTGTTGTGATTATCAAAGATTCTGATAACAAGGTTCAGTACAGTCAGACATGGGAGAACAATATGTCTGTGTGCAACAAGCCTCACATTAATAAATACCGTGGTAAAGATTCCAGTGTGAATATTATCTTTCAACCGGATTGGAAGCTTTTCGGTATGACTGAGATGACTGAGGACTTTTTCAAGATTGTTGAGAAGCGAGTATATGATGCGGCAGTTTGTACAAGTTCTAACTGCAAGGTTTATTTTCAGGGTGAAGTGGTTCCTTCAGTGACCCTTGAAAAGTATGCCCGTATGTATCTTGATCCTGAAGCAAAAATCGCAACATACCAAACCGATAGGTGGTCAGTTGTCTTGGCACCGAGTGACATAGGATTTACTCAGGTTTCATTTGTCAATGGTATTTGTACTACCAAGGGTGGTACTCATGTTGACTATGTGAGCCGTATGGTTTGCGATAGCATTATTGAGAAGCTTGGAAAGAAGGTGAAACTTCAACCGAGTCATGTGAAGAGTCATTTTTTCATATTTGTTCGCTCAACACTAGTGAATCCTAGCTTCAGTAGCCAGGTGAAGTCTGAGTGTACGCTAAAGCCCCAACAGTTTGGTAGTTGTCTGACCTTACCTCCTACATTTACCAATCAGATTCTCAAGGCTGGTTTGCAGGAGGAACTGTTGGCCCTGTCAAAGTTTAGGGAGCAGAAAGAACTCAAAAAGACTGACTCGGGAGCTAAGCGCTCTAAGATTTCTGGTATTCCCAAGTTGGATGATGCCAACAATGCGGGTACGGCCAAGTCTGCACAATGCACCCTCATTATCACAGAGGGAGATTCAGCTAAGGCTCTAGCTATTGCTGGACTTTCAAAGGTGGGCAGGGACAACTACGGGGTTTTCCCTCTCCGCGGTAAGTGTAAGAATGTCCGGGAGGCCAGTGTCAAGCAGCTCTTGATCAATCAGGAGTTTAGTGATCTCAAGAAGATCTTGGGGCTTCAACAAGAAAAGGTGTATACATCTCTGTCTGAGCTCCGTTATGGCCGTCTTATGATTATGACAGACGCAGATCATGATGGTAGTCATATCAAGGGTTTGGTATTAAACATGATTCATTATTTCTGGCCTAGCCTTCTTGATCTTGGCTTCTGTGTGAGCATGGTAACTCCTATTATCAAAGCAACCCGTGGAAAGGAATCAAAGTGGTTTTTCACTGAAAACTCTTTCAAGAGGTTTAACGTCCATGGTTGGAAGATTAAATACTACAAGGGTTTGGGTACCTCCACATCTGCAGAGGCTCGGGAGTACTTTGAGCAGATCTCTAGGCTTACTGTAAAGTTTGATAATGATCCTCTTACAGAAGAAGCTATTGTACTTGCTTTTGACAAGCACCGAGCGGATGCTCGTAAGATCTGGTTGGTTGAGAACGCAAGTTCTGATCCTATGGAGCGAGAAATTGAGTATGGAAATGTGAATGAGCTTGCTATTTCTGAGTTTGTTCACCGTGACCTTGTAAATTTTAGTCTTGCAGATCTCCGTCGCTCAATTCCTCACATGTGTGATGGTCTCAAGCCATCTCAGCGTAAGGTGATGTTTGCTTGTTTCAAGAAGAATCTCAAAGATGAGATGAAGGTAGCACAATTGGCAGCCTACGTCTCTGAAAAGACGAGCTATCACCACGGTGAGGTGTCTCTTGCTGACACTATTGTGAAGCTTGCACATGATTATGTTGGATCTAATAACGTGAATTATCTAGAGCCATGTGGGCAATTTGGTACCCGACTTATGGGAGGCAAAGATGCAAGTCAGACTAGGTATATTTTCACCCGTCTGACTCCACAGGCTCGTATATTGTTTGATTCTCGGGATGATCCTGTTTTGAATTATCTTACTGATGATGGTAACAAGATTGAACCAGAGTTCTATGTACCAGTGATTCCCACAGTTCTTGTGAATGGATCGGAGGGTATTGGCACTGGTTTTAGTTGTAATATCCCACCTTACAATCCTCAGAAGATAGTTGAGAGTATGAATACCCTTTTGAGTGGAAACACCCCTACTAAACTGAAGCCATGGTTCAAAGGTTTCAAAGGTCAGATCTCGGAAGGCGAGACTGAAGGATCGTGGATCGCTACAGGTGTATACAGTTTTAGTGGACAAACTATTCGTGTGACAGATCTCCCACCTACACGATGGACACAGGACTACAAGGAGTACCTTGAGACCCTGGTTGAGAAAAAGAATATTCAGGGTTACAAGAACAATAGCAAGGTGGACAGTGTAGACTTTGAGATCTATGGCTATACGGGTCAAGATATTCACAAGGATCTAAAATTGACCAAGACAATTCACACTACTAACATGCACATGTTCCATCCCACCAAGGGTATCACCAAATACAGCACCCCAGAGGGGATCCTATTGGATTTCCTGGAGGTGAGGATCAACTACTACAAGAAGAGGAAGGAGTACATGGTGAGTGACCTGACTACGAAGAAGAAGCAGCTGGACAACAAGGCGCGGTTCGTGAAGATGGTGGTGGAGGAGGAGCTGGTGATCTTCAAGAGGAAGAAGGAGGAACTCATCAGAAATCTGGAGAGTCAGAAATTTGATAAGTTTGATGACTCCTATGACTATCTTTTGGGGATCAAGACGTACCAGTACACAGAGGAGGAGATAGCCAAGATGAACGAAGAGGCTGTGAATACGGACAGGTTGCTGGAACAGCTCAAAAAGACCACTGTTATTCAGATGTACCAGAGTGATCTATCTAGTTGTAGCTTTTCTT